CGTCAGAAAAATACCGTGTAATAACACCAGATACGAATGCATGCCGTACATCAATAACTGGGAGACCATACCAGCGAGCAACACGTATTATCATATCCGAATAATCATCCAGTGTTTTACTATTGTGATTCAAAGTAATACCTTCGCCGTTATCGCTTATATATTGTGAAGGCGTCATGTGCGCATATTCTTCGTTTTTATTATGCGGAATGGTACATATCACGATTGGGATATCAGGATATTTTTCAATTAGACCTGAAAACAAATAATGCAAAGCACCACAAAATGTATTCTTTTGTCTGTCGGAAAACGTACCAAAGCCTTCTGACCATGCCTGATTCCAGTCATTTGTCCCCCCCATTACCAACACAGCATCACAAACAGCCATATCAGGATAACGAGCACAAAAACTGTCGGTATCAGACGCCGAGGAAGAAGCAATACGTGTACCAGCCACACCATAGTTATTAAGCGTGCATTCCAATAATTTAGATAATGGATTGGTGTATTTTTCAAAAGCAGTATTACTATCTCCGAGCACATTTATTGTTTTTCCATTCCATTTCGTTTTTTCGTAGTTCAACGGAATGAGCGACTTGAAATGAGCAGAAAGTTTAGCTACATCAAATCCGTCTAAATCATATTTTAAAGCCACGTTATTATTTGAATCTACAACAAAAAAGCCTTGTTGGTCAGTTGTGGCTAACTCTTCATGCGTTGTTCCCGGTTCTGCCTGTTCGAGAACCTGTACAGCTGCAACTATCTGGTTTAATTCATCAGCAGTAAGTTTATCTCCTGTTTTCTTTATAACTATATTTAATGCCATATTATCCTAGTGTTAATGGTAATTCATATGGAAAATTCTCTTTTGTGATTTCGCTACCTCCAGCTACAGGAAAAGAATATCTTCCTAAAAAAACATGCGTTATCAATCCATTTTCTACGACTACATATAATGTCTTAGAATCAGGGCTGATGATTGAGTTATATTCACTGATAGAAGTGAGCATTTCGCACCCCATAGTTCGTTCTACTATCTCAACCAATAATCCCCCCACTTTTTTAGAAGTATTAGCGCGAATTCGCACCTCATCCCTTATCTCTTCCGCTTTCTTTTTTAATATAGAATTCATAGATTTAATTGTTTTAAATAGGACATGCCGTCAGATTTTCCCTGTAAGCCTCTGCAAGATCAATAGAAATTCCAATTTCAATACTTTCCACATACGTTTTAAAATCAGCCAATCTCGCCTGATATAATTCAATAGAGATTTCTGCCAACTCTTTACTCGTCATAGCCGCATTATTTCCGAAAGAATCTCCTAATTTATATGTACGCGGATACCCTGTAACATTAGCCCCGCCCACCTCCTTGTTGACAGTCAGTTCGGTAGCTCTTTGCTTCCCTGTGTTTATGATTACATCACTCATATATATTTTTTATGCTTAATTTATATTCATAATAATTATCATACGATGGCTCCACCTTCTCATTTGAATGTCTGTCTATAACCCATGTATCTATCTCAAAATAGCTGTCCCCTTTCAGCATAACGAATTCAGGTTTGAGAGCTGTATCATAGCCGGGTACATACAGATTAGCCGTTATCAACAAATTAGATTTTATAGCTTTGCTTGCTACAATTGAAATTTTATATACAGCGTTAGTATTGAATGAATCATTATATTCATAATGATAGTTCATAGTCAGAGTCACTGTCTCCGGGCGAATTGTCCGTCTTTCACATACAAACGCCCCCCAATAATATTCGGCTTGAGCAATGATCTTTTCACATACAAACTTATCCCAATATGCTAAATAAGAAACAGAAGAGTTTTCGTATATGTACGATTTACCCGCCAACTTATATCTATTCAATAAGGCAAACAGTTGCCTCTCTTTATCCACATCTGAAAAATCGGTCTTTATAATGAAATCATACGGTTTCCCGTTTCCTTCCTCTATTTCAATATTAATCCCCAGTTCGTCATATATCACCTTCTTCAGCATACACACCTGCGGACTTCCGGACATTCGTATTTTCATTTTCTTTTGCCACTCCAAGAATTCATCATGTTCCCTCCTTATGAATGCCGTATATACCATGCACAACGTAAATAACGTCACAGTCCGCAATCTTTTCGGTAGCCGTTCAATAATCCATCTTCCCCAGTTCATACCTACTCTATTGAATAAATGATGTCTCCATCCTGTTTCACATAGGCAAAAGCCCCGCTATTCGCATCAATTCGTCTCCGGTATTCCTTTTCTCCATCCCACGTAGTTTCGTCCAGCGTGACATCTTTCACGCCTTCCGTCGTTTGAATCATATCCACCAGCTTCGAAGAATAAAACACCCCGCCATATTCAAGCGCGTTCAGATATGCCTCTATAGTCTCCTCTACAGGCTTCCCGCTCCCTTCAATACGTTCTCCTGCGCTGTTCAGCACAAGCGGGTCATAATACACATGCAGATGCACTCTCAATTCGTCCGGTGTTTCGCTCACGAACAGGAAATGTGTACCAGCCGCACCTATTTCCCGCATATACGATTCGAATGCCGTGCGAATATCCCCCGTGATCGGCTGCTTGCCTGCATCGCTGAAATATATTTTCAGCTTCGTCACTCCTTCATCCGTCACCTGCCGGATAGCAACATTTCTCACCACCCTCTTTTCCTCATCTACTTGCGCATAGTCAAATCTGCATGTGCGTTCGTTGTAAGCCAGTTTGTCCCCTTTCTGAAACTCCAGTGCCTTTTGATAATACCAGCGTTCCCCGGTCACATACGAATCATTCAGCACCGTTTCCACTTCCATTCTGAAAGTATCCCAAATGCTTTCAAGCCCCCACGACGTCCACGCAAACACATCAATGAGCCTTGCCTCTATGCTCACTTTCGAAAACTGTTCATCAAACGTTTTTCCATCCTCCAAGCCGTACACTTGTTGCAATGTGCTGTCCTCTACAAACTTCGTTTTCAGATACTCCGTTATTTCCTGTACACTCCGAGCCATACTTAAAAAGTTAAATCAAACATATCTTCCCACACCGATTCTTCCGGATTGAATGAAACACTCGTAACAGGATGAATCTTTTTCGTAGTGAAATACTGTGCGATGCTTTTCGCAATCACATTACCTGTCGAATACTCCAGCACCTGTCCCGGTTTCAGTACATCTGTCACCTCCAGCCCGTTTTCATGTGCAAGTATGAAAACCCCTTCCGCACTTCCATATACCTGAATCGAAATATCCACCAACGATTGTCCATCCAATGCCACTACTTTCATTTCTCCCCCTTCTTTACCTTATACCTGAACCAAATCCCGCAACCAACCAACGCCAGCCCCCATGCAATCCATCCACTCGTATAAAAGAATACATCTCCCAGGCGTTTCTTTTCTTTCACAGTCTCCTTATATTCTTTTTTCTCAATGAATACCGTGTCCGACTTCTCCACCCAAAGCGTATCCCGCTTCTCCACTTCAATAAACACATACTTCACCCGTCCCGGAATACTATCTTTATTTTCAATCCAATGATAAAGCCTCCCGCCTCTGATAGCCGCGTCACTCAACGCATACGAAGTTTCAAGATGCGAAATGCTGTCAGCCACATTACTGCTCTTTTCCATCAGCCCCTTCACCATCATCAGACTATCCTTGTACACCTCCGACCGCCTTTCATATCTGGCCGCCAGTTCCCGCCATTCGCTTACCAGTCTGGAATAATCCACCTGCTCCGTACTCACCTTTTTGGTAGAGCAGGAAAACAGCGAAAACGCCATTAACAAAATCAGAACCCTTCCCCTCATGGCTTCACAATTATAGTAGGCAACCAGCTTTTAAATTCACTTTTCACATCGAAACACGGACATTCCTTCAGCCACTCACATCGCTCAACCACACCATTCCCGTTCTTATCTGGCGAAGTATCCCGATGCCCCAGCACATCAAAAATCTGATACCGCTTGCAAATATCCTGCACCAGTGCGGCCATAGCCTTCTTTTGTGCCTCCGTCCGTGTATCCTTCGCCTTCCCATTCTTGTCCAGCCCTCCCTCATAGCAGATACCAAGCGAACAACGGTTATAACTGAACTTTTCACCCGGAACCATACAATTATCATGTGCCCCGATCTCGCTCTCCGCACGCATCTTTATCACTCTTCCGTCTTTCCGGATATAATAATGATACCCCCATTTCCCGAACCCGCGAGCCACATGCGCCTCATTCACTTGTTTCTCCGTGAAATCCTTGTCTTCGCGTGTTGCGGAGCAATGAATCACAATGTAAATTGGTTTATTCATCCTTTTTTTCCTCCTTGTCTTTAAGTTTCTTCTCTATGTCATTTAAACCCCGTTTAAACGCTGTACTACGCACATATTCAAATCCAAACAGCGAACCCGCAAATGTCGAAATCTCCCCATACGCTACCAATACCGAATTATGAATCTCCCCAACCGGAGCCACCCAAAATCCGCAAAACAACAAAACCACCCCGCAAAAGCAAAGGAATACCGCAACCCACAACTGCACACTCTTTTTCATCATCACCTATTTTTTACTTCATTCCACATCAATCACCAGCTTTCCTGTGTCGCTCACTTGTACATCTGCCTTATATCCGTCCAGCTCCAGTTGTGTCAATATATCAGCCCTCATCTCTGCCGCCCGTCCTACGCTTTTCAGATACCGTTCGCCGATTCCCAATACCGGATAATCCTTAAAATCCCCCTGACTGCTTTCTACGATCAACTTTACATGCGTATAATCACTTTCACCTGCCACCAACCCCTGCGTTATCAATCCGGAAGAATCCCGCACCACCTTCACCTGCAAATCACCGTTATCCCCTAGCAAAATTCCCCGTCTCATACCCTAATGCTTTACTTTCTCATCTTCATAATCCCCCTTCTTCAACTTCGCCACTTTACTGGTAATAGCTACCGCCGTTCCCGATTGAGCACTGGCCGACCCCGTCGTATTTACCAGATGTGTATGATTATTCAGCGCATCTACAAGCGTATTCACCTTCTCCGTCAGTTTTGCAATATCAATCATCCCTCCCAGCTTTCCGCCATTCATCACCACTCCGCTAGCCGACACTTCAACAGAAATCTCCCCGGTTTTCATCATCACCTTTTCAATCTTCGATGTTGCCACAATCATCCCCTCCGTAGCCTCCCAAAGCAATACCATCACAAAACTGCCCTTTGCAGGAACCACCATAAACCTGTCCGTTATCTCCTCATCAATCACCGCATTCAGCCTCACCTCATTCAGTTCCGGAGCATCATCCCGCTCAACAACACACGTTCCTTCCTTTTCATCCACCTCTTTCACCGTACCGATACACACCCGGCAACCTGCCCCGGCATTCCCCATACGTTTCATCAGTGACTCCACCATTTCTCCAAAAGCCTGTTCTGCTGTCATATCCTGTAACTTAGTCGATTAATTCTCTCATAAAAAGCATTCCCATAGCGCACCGTCACACTCTCAATCAGATATTGTCCTTCCCGTTCCGGCTCCCGTTTGGAGACTATTTTCAGCGTATCTCCGGCATTTGTCAGAGGTATTCCGAATCCCGTCACACTTCCCTCAAACCCATCAAAACAAACGCGCTTATATTCCGCCAGTGCCAGTTCTCTCAATTCCGTAGCCGTCTTATTCGCAAAACTCAATGTTTTCACCGAAGCAAACTGCTCTTTGTTTCCCACCGTTTCCGTCACCTTCTTTCCGTCCCGGTTGTAGCTCACCGCCTTCACGCGTATCTTCCTGTCCTCCTTGCGTTTATATTTCAACGAACTTTTCTTCACGTTCTTAGAGAAATCATACACATGCACCTGTTTGGCTTCTGCTATCTCGTATTTAAACTTACATACCAGCTTTTTCCCCCGGATGGCCGAATAAAAGCCGTATCGTTCCTTCAACGTCCTAAGCACCGTCAGCGTACTTTGACTATCAATCTGAAACTTTCCCAGCGATGCGTCGTGGCAATCTATTTCATACCCCGGAGCAATATACTCCAGCACCTCTTTGAGTTTCACCGTCTTCCACGACTTCACAAACGAATTCGACCTCATAAAGAACGTCTCATCATCCAGATGCAATTTCATCGGAAACCCGCTTTCTATTTCCCGTATATACCCCTCAAACTCCACCTTCAACTCCCCGTTATATCCCAATTCCAGCCGTGCCTTGTCGCCTGCTGCAATATGATATGTCAGTTCATCCGTTCCATCTCCATACCGTTTCGGAATCACCACCGTCGCCTTATCCCCAAGCACTTCCACCGTCTTGCTTATTTCAGCCGATGAAATCCGGTCTAAAACCACCTTCTTGCCCGTTTGCGGCTCAATGGTCAACCGTGAGCATAAATTCAAATACAACATCTCACACCTAGATTAAAGAGAACAGCGCAGGTTTGATACTCTTAGCCGTCAATGAATACTTCACCGTATCCGGAAACCCCTCAACTGGCTCAAATCCCTGTTCCTTAAAATAAATCGACTTTATCCCCATGTCCAGCAATAACGGACAGGCCACCTCAATCACATCGTTAATTTCAAAGAACTTCGCCAATTCCTGCACCTTCGTCCCCGGATACGCATGTTCATCCATATCCACCAGCAACCCATTCAACTCAATATCCCAACTGTTTACCCCGAAGTTTTCCACAATCTCCGCCTCATCTCCACCGTCCACCACCGTTACAGTGATATTCTTTGTTCTTCTGAATCGCATCAGTGGAGGAGGAGCAAACACCCCCTCCGTTTCCGATGTCAGTCCACCGATAGAAAAGTTCAGTTTTGTATCCTCATGCGTCAGGGTCATTTCCGCCCAGTGCCAGTCTGCCGGAGCGTATAAGTTAGCGTCATATTTAGGCTCCTTTCTGCCTAACTTTTTCGCTTCCCATCGTGCCTCATTATAAGCTATGCCAGCCTTAAAAATAGCCCCGTTTGCCAGCCCTTCCAGTTCACCCACTAGTGTCCCCCCTACAAATCCGAAAGCACTCTGATAACGGGAAATCAAATCAACTGTATATCTCATAACTTCACTCTTCCACTTTTACTCCCAACAGCCCCTTCCGGGCAAGCCATTCAATTTGTCTCACTTTCTCTGCCCATGTTTCATCTGATAAACGCTCCGGATACGGAATATGAAAATAAAAGCTCATCAGCGCATTATACTTTCTCACATAGTCCGTGTTTGCCGTATCCAGCAGCGGAGGGCATCCCTCTATAATATCTCTGTTTCGGGCTTCTGAAAAGGGAGCAGATCGGTAATTGCGAAATACGCCTGATAAAACAGGTTATCATCCGCCACCACTTTCTCAACGTCCGTCAGCACGCAACTTTTCACGTAAATCTCCTTTGCCTTTCCCGGATTCGTCGCTTCCCATTTCTCTGCTTCACTGATTACCTGTCTGTTCGGGCTGCGTACCAGAATCTCCAATGCCACAGACTTCTCATCCTCCGCTTTCAGCACAACCTTTGCTATTTTACACCCCGGATTCTCCACCTTTTTGCTTGCTATCAACTCTTTTGTAATTTCCATTTTTCCAATTATTTAAACTGTTAATTCCTGATATTCTACACTCTGTTGTAAGTCACTTCCAGCACAAACAACTCATACTGTTTACTCAACCCCATTTCCGTGTTCACCGTTCGTCCCTGTGATTGGAATTTCGCCAGAATCGTATCGTTCACAATCTGATTATATCCATCCACGAACGTCACATTGATAGGAAACGGCTTGATATTCAATAAATCCCCATTACAGGCATTCTCCAGCGACACCGCCTGATTCATCATCATCGTAATGCTCCCCGTATCCTCAATCTTTCCCTGACTCCAGCTCGTAGCCCTGCGGCTTCCCAACGTAAAATTCTTCTGATGTTCCTGCGTCGTGTTATAGTCTATTTCAACCACTTCCTCCCACATTTGTCCGAGTGCAAACACGGTCGCATCCCCACCATCATACGCCTTTCCATCTCTACGTATCTTCATACTCAAATAGAAGTTTTAATATTCACCGTTCCGTCGATACCTCCGATGCACCCCATCGGAACCCACCGATAAAACACCTTCAACACCCGCTCTCCCGTCAGCAGATTACTCTCTCCATCCACTTCCGTTTCCCCTCCGGATAGTTCCTGACTTGCCGCCATATTACTAAACACGTCATTCCCCATATCCTCAAAGTACTTCACCGTACCCGTTCCCATCTTTCCCGTTTCCTTATCAACGGGGACAGTGCTTTTCACCTTCGGCAAATAAGCGGCATACAGTTCCCTCATCACTTTGCAGTTCGTCCGGCTAAGAGCAATTGTACTTTCACTCATATTACCGTCCTTATCCTCCACAATGCGTGCGCACACATGATCGTCATTCAAACATACCACACCGGAGTAATACTCACCGAAAATGTACCCTTTCGTATTCAGTCCATCCAGTTCGTCCTCCTTCTCCTTCACCTTTTCATGTGATGAAAGCCCGGCATTCACCCAGTTTCCCCGGTTTGCATCCGTCAGTATCATGGTAGCCACCTCTCCAACGTTGTACGATACAAGTTGTGCAGCCATGCACCCCAGCAAGGCTCCCACATCGGCAAACTTCTTTTCCATTCCCGTCAGTGTCTCCGCAAAATCCCAGTCCTGCCCGATCATCAACGACACTTGCGGACAATCATTCGCCACCCCGTCCGTTTTCAGATCGCGCAAATTCAGCATTGTAGCCGCTGTCACACTCCCCAGTCCGGCACATTCCAGCGCGATATGCACAGGTCGGTTCGTTTTCTGCGTCCAGTCTGCCAGATTTTGTGCCGCTTTGATAGCTGGCAGCGTCTCGCTTGGCACACCATCCACTACAGAAGCACTCGCAGGAATGTACGCAAATCCCAGATTGAAAATAGTTCCATCCGCCCCGGCAATCATCTTTTCCACACTCTTGTCGGTAATCAGTTCCACAAACCCGGCATTTGCTCCCTTTTTCACGTTCAGCACATACAGCCGCACCCCTTTACCGCCTATACGGAAATATTCCGAAATATGATGGTACAGAAGCGGATTCGCAGTTTCACTGATACCAAAGGCCGCCATGTCTGTCGTAGCCGTCAATAAAGCGTATTGCCCTTCTGCCAGCGTCGTTTCTCCACTGCCCACAGCTCCGAAATACCCCACCAGTGCAGAAATCTTTTCATAGCTGCCCAGTACGCTTTTCCCGACCTTGCCTTTTTTGATATTTACCCTGTCACTCATTCCCGTCCGTATTTTCCGGTTTGTTCACTTCGTCCGCTTTCTTTTCTTTGGCAGGCTCTTTATCTTTAGCCGCTTTCTTTTCTTCAGCTATAGGTATTTCAACCTCTTCTACCTCTGTTCTGTCTTCATACGTTTCAACCTTCTTTTTGTCCCCGCCTTCGCTTGCAAGGGCATAAGTGTACTCCGTAAAGTATTCCCCTTTGGTATTGATAAACAATTTGCCACAACCTAGCTCTTTACAGATTCTGGCCGCCTCTTCGTTTCCTTTTTTTGCTTTTGCTTTACTTGCCATATCTTCTCTTCCTCCAATTAAACATTACGCAGTCTTCTTCACCGACACAATCGCGCCTACAGCCTTTTCCTTCTTCTGCGGAAGAGCTACGAATCTTGCAGTGAAACTAATCAGGTTTCTCTTGTTCACAGGGTCATTTTCAGCCTTGCTGTAATACATCTTGTTGCTTCCCTTACATTTGAACATGCGCGGAACGTAGAAGAACACAGACGCCTCAAAATCATTCCCCGTAGCCACCGCACCGAAACTCTTTTTCTTTTTCGTCGTGCAGTCAAACAACGGACAGTTCACAGCCTCATAAATCTCAAAGCCATACATCTTTGCGATCACTCCCGTAGAATAATCATGGTATTGCCCCTGAAACTTTTGGTCACACTCCAGTAAGTCCGAAATATGATCGCTGCACAACACCAGTCTACGGCCATTTTTAGGAACCTTCAATTTATCCAGTTTCCGTCGCAGGCTGATAATATCCACTCTTTGCAATTTCCGTCGGCCTGTTTCGTCCGCTTCTCCCGTTGTCACCAACACCGGAGTCTCTGCCGTGTCCTCCGTAGGCGCAAAAGCGTGAATAGCCTTATCCAGCATCCCCTCGCTCAACTTGTTTCCGTGTCGTGTCTTCACCAGAGCCATCTTATCATACGCCAGTGCATACAGTTCGTCATCAGTCACCTTCGTAGCCTTCGTCTCAAACTTGCTCAACTTGATCGAAATATCCCCGTCCTCCAGCTCTTCAATCTCCAGCGGATATGTCGTATTGTCAACCAGCACTGTCGGGTCACCCGATACATCACTAAGGTGGATTACATCATTTTCCGAATACTGTGAAAAGTCCGGGATACCATCAAGGAACGTACCCTCCATCGCATGCGTATAATGCTCCACCACCTGACGTGTCCACACCTCCACATACACACCTGCACGCAACCCGTTAGGCAGACGAACGAAACTCATTCCCACGCCTACTGCCACCATCCCGGCAGCACCCATCCACAACGGAATCCCAACTATTGAAGCTATCACGCAACCAATCACCGCACACACCACCAGCGCAAGCAACGCTGTAATCAATCTACTTTTCAATTTTTTCATCTTCACTCTTTCAACTAAAATTTCACTTAAAAAAACTATTTAAAACCTGTTTAAAGTCTATTTAAACGTTCCCTCATAAATCGCTTTAAACTTTTCCGGTTCCTCCTTACTCATCTTCTCCAGCCCGCGCGGGTCTTCCTTCTGCCACTGTTCCCACGTCCACTCCGCACGTGCTCCCGTCGCAGTTCCTCCGACATTACCACCCCGTGTCGCGCTCACCAACGAAGGAGCAGGCTTCATTCCTTTCAACACAGTGTTCAAGGCCTCAAAACCGTTTTTCTTGCCAATTGCCATGTACACTGCTTTCTCTTCGGCTGTAATCTTGCTACCATTGAAAGCCGCTTCTACAGCATCCGTAATCTGTTTCTCTTCCGCCACCTTTTCTCTGTTCTCTGCATTGTCCGCCCGCTGTTTCTCCGCATCCAGTTTTGCCTGAATAGCGTCCTCAATTTCTTGATCGCTGCTTTGTGCTGTAACACCTGTCAGCCCGAATTTTTTAATCAAACCTTCTTTGTCCATTTCACTCTGTTTTTTATGATTATTACTAAAAGCCCTATCCTCTTCCTGCATTCCCTCTTTCAGACAGGCAGAAAAACGGTTATACAGCGCAGTAGGTGTTTGCATTTTCAATTCCTCCGCGGAAATAGGCGTCACGTCTGTGGCAATTGGTTCCACAATCCCGTCTATCAATTTCGCATCCATTGCCTCCTGTGCTGTAAACCAGTTATCCCCGTCCAGCAATTCCTCTACCTCTTTTTCATTTCTACCTGTTTTTGCAGCATATATTTTTTTGAAGTTCTTCTCCATTCCGCGCAACCCTTTTGCCACTTTCTCCATAGCCGAAGCCGTACCATAACAGCCCCCCTGCGGGGCGTGTACCATCAGATAAGAGTTTTCGCACATATACACCCGTTTGGCTGCCATCATCACCACCGTTCCCATCGAACAGCACACCCCGTCTATGTAGACATTTACAGGAATATCACATGATTTGATATGGTTATAAATCAACGTGCCCTCTATCACGTCTCCTCCATCCGTATGCAGGTGCACGTTTATCTCATCTGCACCTTTTCGGGCGTCCTCAAAACGTTCGATGAAGCTGGCGCCCGAATTATACCCGAACGAATAAATATCTCCGTATATTTTGACCTCACCTGTTTTCTTACCTTTTGCCATTGCGTCTTCAAATTTTCAACAAACATAATCCGCTTTTCCGCACAAACCAATTATCTGTACACCCCTTGAACACGTGGTTTTAACGCTTGAACACATTCTTTCTTTTCAGGTATTTAGACTACATCTTTGTCTAAAAATAAGGTATTATATGGCAGAAATAAGCAACGATAAAAAGCGTGAGATAGCCGAAGATATGTACATACGTCTCGGCCTTACAGGGCGTGAAATAGCCGAAAATCTTGGGATAACAGAACAGACCGTCAGCCGATGGAAGAAAGGGCGTGAGGGCGAGAAGTCATGGGATGATCGTAAAACCGAATCCCAATTGACACCACTCAAAATCAAAGAATTGCTCCTCAAAGAAGCAGAGAAACTGGCGAAAGGTGAAGAGTCAAACGTGAAGGCCGATCAACTTAGTAAAATCATGTCCGCCATCGACCAGCTGGACAAAAAAATAAACGTGCGCACCGTCATGGACGTATTTCGTGAATTTGATAACTGGATGGCAGAACAGGAGCCGGCAATGGCTATACAGTTCACCAAGTTTCACAAACTGTTCCTGCAGTACCGCATCAGTCTCGAATCCTAAACACAGATTTCTATGTCAACCAGATATGATAAAATATTAAACGACTACGACAAACATTGTCAGCGCATAGCGCAGTCCACCAGCATCCGCATCAATGAAAGTCCTGCGGATAAGGCGCGTCGTATGAAATCCCTTGAAGCGGATTACATTAAGTGGTTTGAGTACTATTTCCCCAACTATGCCAAAAAGAAATGTGCGTGGTTTCACCGGAAATTGGCAAAAGAGATCATAAAGAACCGTCATATCCGTGCTTTAGCCGAATGGTATCGTTCAGCCGCAAAGTCTGTACACATAGACATGGGAATCCCCTTGTTCCTGTATCTCGCCATGAACGACATGAAATATATGTTGTTGATTGGTGAGACGGAACCGAAAGCAAAAAAGCTCCTTTCATCCCTGCAAGCACAATTGCAGTACAACCAGCGTATCATCAACGACTACGGCCATCGTTTCAAATTTGGCGACTGGGCGGATGGTGATTTCACCACCACCGACGGAGTAAAATTCACCTCACTGGGCTTCGGTCAGTCTCCCCGTGGTGCGCGCGAAGGCGAAAACCGCCCCGATTATATCGTAGTTGACGACGTAGACAACAAACGCCACGTCAACAACGACAAACTCATGCGCGAAGCAATCGAATTCATCACCGAAGACGTTTGGGGCTGCTTTGATTCCGACGAAGACTGCACCGACCGTTTCATATATGCCAACAACAATTTCCATAAAAACAGTATCACCAACCGCCTCCGTCTGCTCTTCCTGCAAGGCATACAGCAGGCCGCACAAGACGGTGACACGTCCCACTATTACATACTTAAAGTCTGTGCAGTCAAGAACCTGAATACCTTTGAACCCGAATGGCCGGAAAAGAACAATGCCGAATACTGGCGCAAAAAATTCAACTCCACGCCTTACCGTTCTTTCATGCGCGAATACATGCACGTGCATATACAAGACGGTGCAGTATTCAAACACGAAGACATCATTTGGGGTCAAATGCTCCCACTTAGTCAGTACGACGCCCTGTGCTTCTATGGTGACCTTTCCTACAAGGCGGCAGGCGACTACAAAGCCATGCTATTGGTTGGCAAAACAGGCCGTCAATATCACATCATTTATGTTTATCTCCGTCGTGGCTCCCGCGCCAAATGCGCCAAATGGCTGTACGATCTCTATGAAGATAAGAAACTCGACCGTTACAACATATCCTACTTCATCGAAGGCCTCTTTGCGATGGATGAATTCGTAAATGACTTCGACACCGAAGGCGACGAACGTGGTTATCATATCCCTGTTGTCGCTGACAAACGTGGCAAAACAGACAAGTTCGACCGTATTGAATCAACGTCCGGTTTCTTCGAACGTCACAACGTCATATTCAATGTCCACCACCAGAACGACCCCGATTTTATCACCCTCGTCGATCAGTTTCTAGCCTTCGAACGCGGCTCCCAAGCCAACGACGACGGCCCCGACGCGTGGCACGGAGCCGAATCCAAACTCAATAAAATAACCTTTGTCGAAAAGTTCCCCGCCCGCACCACGAGCAGGAAGGAACGTCGTTCAAAATCCAAAAACTGTTATTAACATGGCAAACTTTATACAAGAATCAGATTACGAAGTTCAGGCACGCGATGAAATGATGCGTCTGCTCGACAAAACGGAGAACCGTGCCGCCATTTTGCAGGCCGAACGGTTCGCCATCTCCCAGATACGCAAGTACATCGGTGGGCGGTATGACTGCGCCACGATCTTCTCCGCTACCGGAGACGACCGCGACGACTACATCATTATGATTACCATCGACATCACCATCTACCACCTGTGGGCGAAGAAAGCTCCCAAATCCATTCCGGAGCACCGCAAAGAACGATATAGCGATGCGCTCGACTGGCTTACCAACGTCGGCTCCGGAGAAATCCCCACCGACCTTCCCCAGCTTCCCACCGACGAGTATAAAGGCGACATTCGTCTTCACTCTCGATACAAGCCCAACGACAACAAGTATTAGAATCCCCGTATTCGTGTTTAAACTGATTTAATTTAAATTTAAAACATCCATATTGTATGTGTGCTAATCAAAATAAGAAAGTCCCAAAAACAGCCGCAAAACGTTCCGATACGATTGTGGCAAAAATCATAAAAGAATTCAAAGACACCACCCGTGCCGAGATTCGTAAATGGCGTCAGGCATTAGAACTTGCAGGCGATGTGAATACACCGCGTCTCTACCTCCTGCAAGACCTTTACGACAATCTCAAAGACGATGGCCATTTCATTTCCCAGATCGAACTTCGCAAAGCGGCCACACTATGTGCCCCTTTCTCCATCATCGACCGTAAGACAGGCGAAGTCAATGAGGAAAAAACAAAACTCTTCAAAAAAGAATGGTTTTATAACTTCATGGAGGACGTTTTGGAAGCCCCATATTACGGCTACACCCTCCTCGAACTTACCGACCCTGTACAAATGAACTTCGCTCTTGTACCGCGTCGGAATGTCGTGCCTGTTATGTCTATGGTTTTACCCGAAGTCAACGCCACCACCGGAATTTCCTATGCCACCGGATACGAAAACACCCTTATTCACGTCGGCAAACCCTCCGATCTGGGTATCATGTCCAACATCTGCGGTCAGCTCATCTGGAAACGTAACGCCCAGCAGTCATGGGCTGAATTTTCCGAGCGTTTCGGTTTTCCGCTCATCACGGCCACCACCAACAAAACTTCACAGGGCGACATTGATAAAATAGATGCAATGCTCACCGCACTGGGAGAAGCGGCACAGGCCGTACTCCCCGAAGGTACAACCATTGACATCAAGCCCTTCTCCGGCAGTGACGCCTACCAAGTCTACGACAAACAAATAGAGCGCATCAACACCGAAATCGGCAAACCTCTTACAGGTGGTACAATGATTTCCGACAATGGAAGTAGCCGTTCCCAGTCCGAAGTACACGAACGCAATTTAGACGATAAGATAGCAGCTGCCGATCATCGTATTGTAACCTTCACGGTCAATGACCAACTTTTGCGAATCCTGCAAGTCTACGGATGGGATATAAACCCCGAAACCGACGAATTTATGTTCGACACCAGTGTCCGGCTCGACCTGAAAGAACACTTTGAAATCGTCCGCACCCTCTTGGATAAAGGCTATCCCATCCCCACAAAATGGATTAGCAAGACATTCAATATTCCCATCGACGGTGAGCCTGTTCCGCCTAGTCCCACCCCCTCTCTTATCTCCAAAGCAAAGTCCGGAGGCTTTCTTGCAAATTTTCAGTAGGGGCATCCTCCGGGGAGGTGTGCCCCGCCCACGTATCTTATCTATATCCTCCGGTAAAGTCCAGCATTGTCGCACAGTCGCATGAATTGCCCGACTTTGCCGAAGAGATAGCACGTCTGTGCGCTACCGTCTATGAGCAAAAAAAGGGTGTCCGGCACGACACGGAACTTCTTTCTTCAACAGCCAAAACATTATTAAACGGAGTTTATACAGGCTACGGGAAAGATCTTGTATCCGTAGACTGGGATACTCCGGACTATGAGACACTAACGCGTCTGACACAGAATGTATTTAGCTTTTCCGCTGCAAAAAATTACCAGCAACTCCGCACCATCACCGACGCCTTGCGTGATGAAGATGGCAGTTTACGTACCTTTCAGGATTTCAAAGAGCAGGTAGCCACCATCAACAACAAATTCAACGTTACTTGGCTACAGACCGAATACGATACCTGTATAGCCACTGCTACACAGTCCGCCCGCTGGCAAGAGTTCAAGGCACAACAAAGCCTCTTCCCGTACCTCCGCTATCAAACAGCCGGAGACGACAGTGTGCGTAATGAACACCGCCTTCTGAATGGCATCACCAAAAGGGTAGACGACCCGTTCTGGCGTACTTATTATCCGCCCAACGGCTGGAACTGTCGTTGTGAAGCCATTCAGGTTCCCGACGATGATGTGGAAGAAACGCCTGGCACTTCTTACAACACTCTGCCTATTGACCCCATGTTCCGCACAAATTGTGGAGAAACCGGGCTAATATTCCCCAAAGGACACCCATACTATACAGGCGTACCAAACGCAGAGATACGAAAAGCCATCGCATATCTACCTCCTGAAAATGCCTATATTGATACCTGCATACAGGCCGGAGGCCGTGATGTTCCGGTACATCAGCATGTAATGCACGGTGTGGATGAGCTACGCGGTAATCTTGAAGTCCTGTCCGATCTGCTCCGGATAAAAGACAATATAACCGAAGCCTCATTGCTGCCTGAAATTCACGCCAAAGATTCTGCTCTTAAACCCAAGTTTTATCCCGATGGATGGCAATTCCACGATAAAGCAAAAAACGCTGATGCCCTGATAAAAATAGGGAAAGAAGAATGGGTGACCGACTTTAAACGACTGGAAGGAAATGGTAAACGAATCGGCACACACTTGGATAAAGCCGCCCAACAGGCAGATTATGTCGTAATCAAACTTTCAGAGCAAACCGATATGGAAAATCTTGGAAAGTTAATGGGTAAAACCAATTTCAAATTTGAGAATAGCAGTTTGAAAGGAGTTATCATCTTGGACAACGAAGGGAATTTGATTTACGAAAGGTATAAAATACAACCACCCCATTAAGAAATAAATTCCTTAGTGGGGTGGAGGAAGTACTCGACTCGCAAGCCTAGTGCTACAAAAGTAGTGATTATATTTTAATAAACAACCATTTAACGCAATAAATTTATGAAAGAGCTATATACCACCATTCAAAATCTATTCTCAACAGAAGCGACTAAAGCCGTATTTAGGGAATCCGATTTGTACCCACCCGAATTCATCGACCTCTACAACGGCCAGCCCGAATCCCCCGAAGAATTCGAATTCACCACCCCGGCCTTATTCCTTGATTATTCAATTAACTGGGAGCGTTCCGGAGAAATGAGACGCGGAGAATTAACCCTCGAAGTCCATGTACTCACCGACCCAACTCCCGAAACGGACAATCTTCCTCCTACCATCGAAGGTATGGAAAGGATTATTTATTACGAAACCATCAGCGATCTTCTCGAAGACCTCGCCACCTCCGAAACAAGCGGGCTGATATTAAAACAGGAGCGCCCCATCACAACGGACTATTTTAATTATCATCTGCTCACTTTCTCCTGTGCCATCTCCCGACGTCGTACTGACGTTTCATTAACTGGCAGGATAGATAAGGTCATTGCAGAGCGGAAGAATTATGTTATTTAGTGTTTGCTATCTAAATTTAAAAAGCTTTTAAACTTGGATCAGTACAGTTAGAAGCCTTCTTTATTCATTCTTATTTCCATTTTGGATCAATCAAACTTACAAGTCCCCAATATTGTTAAAAAAATAAATCCATAAAGAAGAAAGCTTATACAAATAAAAATATTCAAATAATCATTACGTAAAGTTTTATACCAATAGTGAAGTTTTTATTATATTTTTCATTAACTTTACACGCTATATGAACTAATTAAAAAAAACTTTTCATAATTATGGATAAAAGCACGCGTTTATTAGCATCACTTGCACTTTTTAAATCACTGTATGTCAGTCAGTCTCAAGATGTTTATAAAGTTCTGTCACAATTTATACAGGCTGCCATACATCTTGATCACTTAAACTCTTTTACAAGTACAGAGATGCTCAGTTCTTTACGAAAGAATTTTGATTTTGACTTATTAGATGCTGTAGTTAAGAAATGTCTTATGCAGTTAGTCAAGCAAGATGAGCTGACTTATTCAACAGGATACTTTCAAATTAAGCAAACAAGTAACTACTCCCCTGTCAATCTCCAGCCATTAATAGAAGAAAAACAGAAATATTATAAAAATATTATCAACGATATTATAAGTAGTTATGAAGAAAAACGACTAAAAAGGTTATCTGAAAATGAAACGAAAGAACTTGAGAATAGCTTCAATTCATTCTTACTAGGAGAACATAAAGACAGTGAATATTTAAAATATATAAGTCAATATATCATTGAGAGAGAAAAAAAAGGTGAAGATAAAAATGAGCTAAACTCAATCAAAGAAGGACTTGTTATTTACAATGGAATGAAATATACTGACGCATACAGTACAGACATATGGAAAAATGACACTATTTTCTTTTTAGATACTGAGTATTTATTTAGTGCTGTTGGATATAATGGAGAGTTATATCAGAAATTATTTTACGATTTTTACAATCTAGTAAAAGAAGTTAACGAAAGGTGTGTTTCTAAAGGAGGACAAACAAAAATAAAGATACGCTATTTTCAAGATATAAAAGAGGAAATTGAAAAATATTTTGATGCAGCAAAAAAAATAAAGCAAGGAAAAGAGACATTGGATCCTTCAAAAGAAGCAATGAGAATAATTATCAATTCTTGCAATGATGTTAATGATATCTACAGAAAGAAAGCGGATTTTTTTGCATATTTAAAACGGCTCGATATCGAAGAGTATCCCGAGATAGAAATTACCGACCCTAATAATATAAAATATTTGCTGGAAACAGAAGAAAGGATTAAAACCCTATTAAGTAGTAAAAAATATAATAAAGAAGAAGATGATAAAATTTTATATTTGAAACTTTGTGATTTCATCAATATTCTGCGAAGAGGTCAAAATACGGGAAAGGCAGAAAATATAAAGTATGTATTACTTTCCGCTAATGGATTTGCTATTAAATTTTCAATTGAATTATCCAAAACAATATCACAAAAATATGTACCGTTTATTTCATTAATGGATTTTTATACAGATAAACTATGGTTTAATTTAAGAAAAGGATTTAATCCTAAAGAAACAGCAACTTCATTTGATGTAATAGCAAGAGCTCAAATTGTACTATCTTCACTCGTGCAAAAAGATGTGTCATATGAATATGAGAAATTAAAAGAAGAAATGTTAAGAGGTGAAATGGATATGACAACTGCCAATAGTTATTATTTCTATTTGCGGAATCAAAACATAACACCCGACCTAATTGATACAGAAACAGCAAGTTCTGCCATTTCATTTTTAGAAGAAGAGAATAAATATGCAATATTCATAAAAAAACAGATATATTTAGAACAGGAAAGTAAAAAAGTCCCTGAATTAAATAAACAAATAGACTCTATTGCTGAAGAAAAAGAAGAAATGGCAAAAAAGTTAAAAGACATGCAAATTCAAATACAAAACAAGAATAAAATAATTAATGAAGAAAGAAATAAAAAAATAAAGAAGTCGTGCATCTTATTGTACATGGCATATAAAAGTACTAAAATTATTCCGATATTATTATTTCTAGCTTTTTCCATATATGGGACTTATCGTTATCTTTATTCGAATAATAATGAGAGTGAGCTTACATATTGGTCTTTCATATTAGCCATAATAGCATTATTAATTTATATTCCTATAATACAAAAAAAACTCCAACGTATAGTTAGTAAAAAGATATTAATAAAATACAGAAAAAAACTTCGATATTATAGCGCAAATTAAACTTGGTGCTATCCTAGATTTTATATAAAAAGAATCTTGGATAGCATCTCTATACATCTAAAATTTATTCAATCCTTATTTGTTTTACTCTAATTGATTCTGACATACTTGCCCTTTATGTTACAAGTTTTTAGTATCTCCGCGTTTTCTTCTCCAAAAGCGATCAAAACAGTACCACAACCTGGCGAATCCCCACATATTCCGTCCGGCCGAAAAAAACGAATCCTTCCGCGTAGAAATTTAATTGCCGTTGCCTTCTCAAATATAATATCCTGGAACATCTTACTATCACAGCGGTTGAACAACAGCGCAATGCCATTGCCGTGTTGTGCCAGTTTACGGACAAATTGTTCAATAAGCGGACGGGAATAAGGTGGATTTAACCAAACACGACCTACCCAATCTTTAGTTAATCCGTCATGTTTTTTGTTGTACATGGTTTCTGCCGTTTGCCAAAGTGGTTTAACCGGAGCGCATGGATCTAAATCAAACTTTCCTAATGCGTCTATAATTTCTTTTGGCGTATACCATTCATCAGTGGTATTAGCCGATTTTTCAAAGGTTGTATTCATTTCTATTCTGTCTTTAATATGGGTTTATACAATTTTTCAAAGCGTTCTTCCACTCATCCTCTGTTATTTGGATCATATCATCATAAAGATTAAACCCTATAATGTAACATCCTCTCTTATAGTTATTTTCGATATATTCACAATGAAAATATCGAGATTCTTTATCAAACATACCTTCAGGGGTTAGTTGAAATATCTTCTTTCCTTCCTTATACCACCTGTGAGGTATTTTCTTGTTGAAATGTTTTACAAAAGCGCTCATGTCTTTCTAGATTTGAGCGTCTCCCCAAACCGGGAAGACGCCCAGTTATTTACTATTTTCTAAAAAACATATCTCCGCTTATTGCTCGTGCCGTATCATCGTTCGTTAACCTGATGTATCGGAAAAAGTTTTGTTCTGACCTGTGCCCGGTTAGTCGCATGATTTCCAAAGTTTTCATACGCCCTGTGAGATAAAGATTTGTAGCCGCAGATCGACGTGCCGTGTGACTACTTATCAACTCCCATTTCTCACGAGTGACAGTTTTCAGTTTTCCACCTTGTGTATAAGAGAAAGTGATTTTATCATTCAGACCTATTTCTTGCATGATGAGTTTTAAGTACTTATTGAAATACTGAATACAAAGTCCGTTGGGGATTTGCCCATTATATTTTTCAAAGATTTCTTTGATATAATCATGAGCCGGGACTTTGACATCAACATTCGTCTTTTTCGTTCTCTTCACAATGTACCCACTTTGCAAGTTGTCTGCTGTCAATGTGGAATAGTCGGAATACCTTAATGCGGTGAGACAACCAACGACAAATAAGTCTCGGATACGTTCTTTTGCCTTTCTTCTATCCTGATTCTCGAACTTATAATAATAAATCCGGGTGATTTCGTTCATGGACAGAAACACGGCAAATGTTGGTTCTACGCATATGTCTATCGTATCATAAGTCGTATCGACCGCATAATTGTATTGTGAAGCCTTTCTGATCATTGATTGCATTTTCAGAATATACCCCACAATCGTATTATGACGCAAACCACAATTTTCGAGATAAATGATAAAATCGTCAAGGAACTCTTCTGTGACGGAATTCGTAAAAATGTCACAATCGTACAGCCGGGAAAACTCATTCAAATGTTTGATGATAGCATCATAACAAGCGGAATAGTGTGCCGACTTGCGTCGGGATTTCTTTTCAATCACTTCACAAATAAAGTCCGAGAAATATATCCCCTCAAGAGGCTTTGTCTGCCGGAAGTGGTTAATGTAGTCCTTTCTAGGCTTTGCTGCAAGGACAGGAGTGGAAACTGCTAATGTTGCTTTGGCTATTCATTATTTAGGTTACTGATCTTCTTTTCTATCCGGCATCCATTTAGTAGTCACCACCGCCTTTAATCTCCCGCTCCCCTTACATACCGGACAATCTTTTCTTTTGTTCTCATTTCTTTCTCCCAATGTTGGAATCCAGCCATTACCTTGACAATAAGAACACTTAAATCCGTAGAAATTATCCATTTCATAAGGGTGTTCTTTTGGAAAAAGCGGCGGAGTTATCAATAATGCTTGTTGTTGTTTACTCATAATCTTTTATTTTTTTCTTTTACATACACTGACACCAAACCACGCCCGGAACGCATTATCAGCAAAGCTCTTTCTCCTTCATCCTCACGAACTTCCACTCTAACAGAAACACGTACTTTCTGTCCTCTTATCGTTTCCGCAATTTCATCCCGCATTTGATTCAAAACTTCAACTTCATTCGTTACCGGAACATTCATTCGCGGATTGATATTCGTGATTACCACAAACTTCAACCACCCCGGCATGTGTTCAAAATGTACATTGCTTTTATAAATGATCTCTTTCACTGGAGTAGGCTCTTTGTATTTCCAACCGTTCAGGCGGAAACATTCCTTTCTCGCCTGTTCACGGTCAGATGATTTATATACCTTTGTTCCTGATTGAGTGTTCCCACAATATTCCCATTCGTAAACAACCCAATCATTACCTTTAGGCTCGTATGAATATTTAGGCTGATTGTTCATTTTCCTTTTTCGGTTCTACATAGAACGTTTCATCCTGTACAATCATTACCCCACATTTGGGAAACAACTCCGCCACCTCTTCTTTATCCCTATCGGCTAATAGCTTATCTTTCGCCAGTTCTTCGGAAGTACGAATATATTCCGGCAAAAACTCCTTCACCATATTAGTCACCGAAGCCCATGTAAATCCCTTCATGTTTTTCAGTTTCGGAGTACCTGTGCGGAAGCCAAAAACTCCATGCGCACTCTCATAGCTCTTTCTCTTGCAGAAAAGCTCATCTCTTTTTTCCGTAGCAAATGTCTGTATGATCTCAAAGTTACTATCTTTGACTTCCTGCAGTTTTGCCAAATCATCCGCATACTTCTCACGTATCCGTGTCATTTCCATATCCATTTTGCTCTGAATATGCTGGACCTTAGCGTCCGCTTTCGCAAATTCCGCAAATGCAGTTTCCGCCTGTTCCGACGTAATACCGGAAACAACAACCTTTTTTACTCTTGTTTTTGCCATAATCTTACTTTTTAAATGGTTTATAATTATTGATTAAACAGTCTTTATTCTTCAAACATCTTTAGTTGCTTGGCATGCGCTTCCTTCTCCATCCGCATCCTTTCCTCCAGTTCTTTCAGTTCCTTCACCGCTGGGATGGCTAGATAATTATAGAATGTAGTGCGTCCTATCTTATAGGTCGGATACACATGTGTTTGATAGATGTACTTATCCGTACACCCATGCGCATGATAATTCGTATAAATATCCTGTATGTCTTTCACTCTTAGCAGGAAATTACGTCTGTTATATCCTTTAGCCATAATCTTCGTTCTAGTTAAAAGAGCCATTTCCGGCACCGCCCCGGATAGTCGCTCCGCTTATCGCAGTCTCTTGAATGGCATTATTGTGGTAGGGTGAGGCTTAAACAGCCTTTCTTTATCACCTTCCCCGTCTCTTTCATAGCCTCCTCACAGGCTTTTTCTGCCCTTTCTGCTGTTTTTTGTTTCCGTATGAATTCACTATACACTCTTTTCATTTGTCCCTCTGTCATGTCGTTTAGATCGTCCACGTCAGCAGCCCGGCACGCGGTTGATATTATTTTCTTCAAACGTTCCCTTCTCGTTATCCCAGTATAAAAACCAGCTTTCTCAAAATACCCGGCAATAGATGCGATCACCCTTTTTCTCAACTTGTCCATTTTAAGCGCATCCTCCTCGCTGGCAGTGATCTTCTTCATATCCTCAATCATCTTCTTATACGTCCGTGGTGCTCGCTCATACAGTTCACTCAAAGATGTTCCTCCGGAATATTGCTGTACAATCTCTTCTTTAGTAGCTCCCGGCATTTTAGCCAGGAGCGCATAAAACACATTAAACTTGCCATTCATATCCGTACTGTTTTTACAGGTTTCATTTCTTTATGCAATATCGCTTCCTTTATAGTATCCACGATAGAAGCCGCCAGCCGCGTGTCTCTCAATTCCACCACCGCCCATTCATCCGTCTTTGCCGGATAAATAATGATCTTTCCCGGTCTTTCGTATGAAGTCCATAGCGCGAAGACTGTGCTCAAGCACCATGCAGGCATCCCGATTTGAAACAAATCATCAGTTTCATATACAACCCCACTCATACCTTTTATTTATTTTCAGCCTCCGCCTTTTTCTTGAGCAACATCTTTTGTATGGCAATTTCATTCCTGATTGCGCGTACCCCGTTGGTGGCGACGCATTTTTCAACAATTTTGCCGCGCTCATCCTTCAATACCTCCGGAAGATTGGCGTTTACTATGGCCTCAATTTCCTTGCGCAGTTCCTGTTCGAAAAGACTTTGTTTCTTATTATAGTTAAGGTGAGTGATACGGCTGTTGAAACGGCTCCAAAACTCGGCATAACTACGCTTGCTCACCCGTCTCCCTTCCTCCAGTCTTTTCTGGAGATTATCCGCTCCGATGAAATAACAGCCCAGAGCCATCTGATTGCCCATATTCGCTTTATTATACAGCCCCTTCATTAATGAAATGACAGACTCTGCGCAATCCCCGAATTCATCCAGTATCAACAACGGTTTGTATAAGAGTAAAATCTCATCCGTCACCTCGCGCCATAGATGATCTATACTTCCAGTTCTCGCCAGTCCGAACATTCCGGCAAGATGCTTCACGAAATCGGTTTTGGTAGAGTATTCGGAACAGTCGATATAGATCACATTCATATTTTCGCGCTCATATTCTTTGGCCGCATAACTTTTTCCTATTCCCGCACGGTCGCAAAGAACCTGCCATATTCCGAACTCTTGGCATTTCTTCAGATGAACCTGCACAGACAGATACGCTCTGGTATCAACAGTTTCCCACTCCTGATCTTCCATGCAACGATAATAACGCGCAAGGGTCAGCCATGAAGCGTCTTTGATAACCGAGTAATTCCGGTCATCCTCAAACTTGATTTGTGATAATACGGACTTGTCAAACTTGATTCCATGTCTCAAGGCAACTCTCCTTGCAAACTCCGCCTGTGATACTCCAAGCCTTTTCAATTCTTGAAACAGGTTGAAAACCACCTTGTCTTTGATTTTTTTTGTAATTTCCATTCTTGTATATATTTAAATTTCAACTTCTTAAACACTTCTTAAATACTATCCATTAAGCAAAGCTTCCATCTCTATTTCCTCCCGGCTTTTCTCTACAATGCCATTCCGTTTATCCTCAATCCGGTTATTTCTCGCATTCTCCACCGATTTAGGTGTATCCCACCAACCGAATCCGTAACCATCTGTCCCGGTAGCCTTGAATCCCGTTTGTTCAGCAATCTCCCGTTGACGTTCCATTTCAGTTTTAGAACTTTCATAGCAGTTTTTCTGCTGTTCAATAAAGTAATGAACTTTGCTCATTTCGCCCGGTTTACCTTTCATGTCAGCCACACAAGCCGCAAACTTTTCTTTCTCGTATGCGTCCGCCACTTTCTTTCCGTTCCGGTCGCGTAGCTCAATCCATTCCGGTCTGTCCACACGCAAATTCACAAACACCTTAAAGGTATGCCCCAAATGTTCCCTGCTAAACTCAAAGTCCATAGCAGAACTTTCATTATCCGGTACAATAAATTTCATCTTCTCACCGCGTATGGATACCTCAACTCCTTTCTGTCTGTATTCATATTCCCCGAACGGGTGTTGCTGATTCTTCAGTTCCACCATGAAGAGGCTCAACTTTTCAAAGTAATTCATCTGTACCCGCCCTTCATGCACCTCCGCATATCGTTCAATCTTCGATTTTCCGACAAATGCTCCATAAGCGTCCCGACCTTCACCGCGACTATTCCAAGCGTCTACACCTGCTTTAAACTCTGCAAGTACCTGCTCTTCTGTTGGCAAACCGTCCGTAAATTCCAAATTCTTAGACAATTCTTTCAACAGTTCCGGATTTGCTGTGCTATTATTGCTTTTTACAGTGATATTACCACCTTTGAAATTCTTAAATTTGCGTAGTTCTCTCTGCTGGAAATGCCCTATTACAAGCTCCACACTTTTCGACCTTCCCGAATAAGGGGTACAAGGGAAATTCACATGCGACATGTTATTAATTAAAGCCTTCACTGTTGCAGAAATATTCGCGGAACTATTGTCATAATTCATTTGATAAGGCTTATACCCCCATATGTCTACGGTATTTTTCAGGGCTTCCACCACCATTCCGGAGCTTTCGCTGAAGGCTACACTATAACCTATTATAGACCCCGTACAAGCATCTGTCACAAAATAGGCATACAGATCGCTCATCACCACCCATTTATCACGTCCTTTATTGTCTTTCACCAGCTTTTTATAATAAAGCTGCATTGTCGTTCCATCCAAAGACCAAAGCATATCCGGGCGACTCACTGGAGCACGATCTACGAGCGGTTGCATATCCGCATCTCCCACGAGCTTCCCGTGTCTCATATAATACCACACCTTTTTGTGTTTAGGTGTGTTTAAATGCTGTTTAATTGCAGATACCGTCATTTTCGGAAGTCCCAATCCTTCGGCCTGCTCATTGTAAAACATACCAATATCCTCAAAGCTATATTTCACTTGTTCCGAAGCCAGCTGCATTAATATCGCATGTGCCTGTCCGTTCATTTTTTCGCGGTTCACATTGCCGAAATATCCTCCGATCAGACAGTCCAACCCGTCTTTATCATATTCGCGTGCCTTCCTGTCCAGCACCCTTTCGTTATTAATAGCTTTTGGAAACTTTACAAACCCCTGTATCTGTTCATTTAAACACTGTTTAAACAGTTCTGCCTGCACTTCCTTCACTGACGTAAACCCATATTGCCGGGCTGTTTTCACGTCCATTCTTCGCCACAATCTCAACCATCCGGCCGCACGTGCAATTCTCTGTACATCGGCAGGAATAAACAACTGCATTTCCGTAAGTCGTGTCAATTCATCCACACTAATCTCCACCATTGTCCGCAAGCTTCTTTTCAATGCCATCAGCTTTCTATCCAGTTCCTCCGCAGCTTTATTTTCAGACCACAAATGAGCATCCACATCACCACAAATAACCTTATTTATCAGAGCCTTGTATTTATCTCCCATCCCGTCAAAGTGTATAAACACTTCACGGCCTTCCTTATGATGTGGCCAGCAATAAACCAGCCCTGTCCGGTGTTGGTTAAATGCTTTTTTTAAATATCCTTCCGACACTCCACATTCCACCAATTCAGGAACCGTCACGCAAAGCACCTGTTCTCCCGGTATTCCTATTTCCGAGTAACAGTTTGCATTTAATGGTATGTTCCTATACTTTGGCATAAACTATCTATTTAATATTGTTTCATCTCCGGTCTGACTTCGGACTGAATCGTCTGTACGATTAAATGAAATCTATTCCTATTTTCACAAACCAGAATAGTTTGCTACATTTGTAGCTGTCTAACTAAAAAATATAAATATGGACTTTGAAAAAATATTTGTCAGCCTTGATGGAAACCACCGTAAGGCAACTATTTCCATTATCCTTTGTTCCTTGATTCTTCATTCAGTTTTTTACGCCTCTTCCATTTTCTACAGAGACATCGAATGGTATAGCCAGCTCTTATTCTCTCTTGGAGTTTCAGTTTGTTATGTGGCTACTTTTGCTTTCATGTATATTTGGTTAATTAAAACTAGCTATATGTTTTATTTTTCAGTCCCACTATTGGCATTTCCTGCGACCTTTGGCCTTTTTTCCGCATCTCAAACAGGTGTCTTTGATTTTACATCTTTTACACGTGTCTTCGGATGCTGTTTCATTATTACCCTTTTCTTTTTTATCTTCAAGAAAATCGAAGAAATGTGCCATAATAAAAGGAAGACAAAAGAAAAAAAGCGTAATGACGAGGTTTAAGATATCCTCTTTACTCATATCGGAAAACGAAAATATATTTAGCATAATTTTTACACATTCCGTTCTTTAAATTCATTCCTATAGGCAGTCACAAGCAAATCAGAGACAACTACAATTATAAGTACTACTCCTCCTAATAACTCTTTAGTAGTCGGTTCTCCATCTACGAGCACTAATCCTGTAAACATTCCGATAACAGCAGCAATAACTTGCACTAATTTTGTTGTTTTCATGCTATTCTCATTTAATTGGTTTCATCGCACATCTTTTTTAGTTCCTCAAGAACTTTTGCAGCTTTCCCGCTCTTCCGTTTTGGAACTCTTTCGCCACGGGCAATCTGTCCTACATAAAGCGGGCATACACCCACTTTTTCTGCTATCTCCTTATAAGGAGTAGTCCGCTTTTCTTTTACTTTTTCTGCTAATCTCATCTTATTTTGATTTTAATTATTACTTTTGTTGCAATAACATGATGCAAAGATAGATTAAAATCTCATCATTGCAAATAATAATCTCATTATTTGAGATAAATATCTATTTTTATGGGTGCAAAGCAAAATTTAAAGCAGTTTTTAAGCGAAAAAGGAATAAGCCCTGCTCAATTCTACAGGGATAGCGGGTTATCGAATGGTTTTTTAAATCAAGGTGATAATATATCCTCTAATAATTTAGAGATAATAATCTCATTATATCCAGATTTAAATCTTTTTTGGCTTATTTCCAATAAAGGTAAAATGTTAAATACTTTAAATGAGCTTGATAAAAATGGTAACCCAAATGGTAACCCAAATGGTAACCCATCACATAAAAACGACAATTCTTTGGGTGATAAGGAATATTCAACGGAATATTCAGATGCTCCTTTATCTCTTGTGGGAGAGAGCGAACAGTCGCCATACGAAGCAAAACGAGAAGTGAAAATTCAAATTAGCAAGAATCAGCTCCACATGCCGGATTTCTTACAACAGCGTTCCAAAACGTCTGTACCTTTTTACAATCTTCCTGTCAGTGCTGGTATGCTAGGAGTACTTGAATCCGAGGTGTTTCCCCAAAATACACCTGATGGTTTTTTAGAGCTTAGTGTCTTTAATGGATGCGAAGCCGTATTCCCTATTATTGGAGTCAGCATGGAGCCTATTATATCAAGTGGTGACTGGATTGGTATAAAGTCTATAGATAACATTTCTCGAAGTTGGGATTTCATTCAAACAAATGTTATATACCTTATTATAACGCGCGAAGATAGAATGATTAAGTTCATAGATAAAGCTACAGATGAAGATTTTATTGTATGCCGTAGTGCCAACGCTAGTCCCTTCAAGGTCTACAAAGGTGATATACTAAAACTCTATAGGGTAAAAGCCTGCGTCAAAGATTTATAAACCAATAAATTATATCAATATGTACGATTTTAAACTACTTAAACCGATCTCTAGTACTCTGTATGTATTAGGAATGGTTGTCGCTATACTGTCAGTTTTGGGAGGAATAGGAGTAATGTCTTCTAGTCCGTATGGCCTCTTCTCTGGAATATGTATAGCTCTTGGAGGCTTTGTTTTTGGAGTTCTTATTCTCGCAGCAAGCTGTCTCATCAATCTGCTATTGCAAATCGAAGAAAATACCCGTAAGAAGATATAATT